TTGATGTCCGCGGCGAGCGCGCTGGCCGACATCGCAGCGGTGGCAAGAAGGGTGAGAAGGGTTTTCTTCATTGTGCAGCCCTGTTCGCTATTGATCTTATAGGGACCTTCCGGGCGGCGCGTGGAACAGCGCGCACGGAGCCACCGACCCCTTTCCCTCGGGTCAGGCTGGCGGCATCCTTGCACGGCTGCTGGAAAAATTCACCAGAAATTTTTCAGTTGGTAAAAAATATGGCCGCTGCAGGCAAAGGGTTTCCCCTTCCGCTGTAGCGGCCATAACCTCTTGGAATAACGGCGCTATCAGCCGATGGCGCAGGAAACGCCCGTGCCGCGCAGGCCGCAATAGCCGCCCGGATTCTTGGCGAGATACTGCTGGTGCGCCTCCTCGGCGAAGTAGAACGGACCGGCCTCGGCGATCTCCGTCGTGATGCGGTCCGTGCGCCCGGCCGCCGTCAGCGCCGCCTGGTAGGCGTCGCGCACGCGGCGCGCCGTCTCAAGGTCGCCCGCGTCCCCGGCATAGATCGCCGAGCGGTAGGTCGTGCCGATATCGTTGCCCTGGCGCATGCCCTGCGTCGGGTCGTGCGCCTCGAAGAAGGCCTTCAGTAGGGTTTCGAGCGAGACCTTTGCCGGATCGTAGACGACGAGCACGACTTCGGCGTGGCCGGTGAGCCCCGTCGTCGTCTCGTGATAGGTGGGGTTCGGCGTGAAGCCGCCGGAATAGCCCGATGCCGTCACCCAGACGCCGGGGATCTGCCAGAGCAGCCGCTCGGCGCCCCAGAAGCAGCCCATGCCGAGGAGCACCGTGCGGTAGCCCGCCGGATAGGGCCCCTTTAGCGGATGGCCGTTCACGAAATGGGTTTCGGATGTCGCAATGGGCTCGTGGCGGCCGGGCAGGGCTGCCTCGGGCGCGGGCATGGCGGTCTTCTTGTTGAACATGTCGATCAGGAACATTCTGGCCTCCCTGGCCGGACTTGGAGAAACGGGCTTTACGCGGTGAAGCGGCCCGCGACGGGCGGCCGCCTGTAGGCGATCACCCAGAAGAACAGCGAAACGATAAGCAGCACGGCGAAGGCCGGCTGCGAAAGCACCCACATGGCCGCCGGATCCCACGCATAGGGAAAGTTGCGCATGATGCTGTCGGCGACGAGGGCGATCGTATCGGGGCTCGCCGTGCTCCAGGCGACGGCAAGCGGCGTCAGCACCGGCTCGGAAGCCGAGACCGACTGGATCGCGTCGATCGTGCCGGCCATGATGGCGACGACGAGGGCGAAAAGGCTGATGGCCTTGAGGACGAACCGTATCATCGCGCCCTCCCGGCGCAGCCCGCGAGCGGCAATTCCGCCCCGCTTTCTTCCTGCCTATAGATAGGAAGACGGCCGGCCTTGCGCAATCCTTCGCCGCAGCGCGGGAAATCCTTCAAGTTTCTGTCAGAAAGCGGTTGATCCCGCTGCAAACCTCGGTATATATCGCGCCGTCTCGCCGGAATGGAAACAGGAAAGCGATCCGCGCCGGACTGACCGCCGGCAGCGAGCGGACGGACAGGTGGCCGAGTGGTTGAAGGCGCACGCCTGGAACGCGTGTATAGGGGAAACTCTATCGAGGGTTCGAATCCCTCTCTGTCCGCCACTATCAAATCGCGAACTCCCCACAGCCTGCTCTGTGCGCCGAAATTCCTTTTGATTTCAAATGGGTTTAGTGGAGACGACCGAACCTTCGAGACTGCCGATGGGTGAGTTTTCAGTCTCTGAAAGGCTTTTGTCTCAAACCGTGCGAACCTTGGCCGATTTAGTTCGGTCGGAAAAGACAGCGTGATTTCAATGCATTGGTGCTTGGGTCCTTCGCCCGGATTGTAACGGGTGCCGCCACCTGCCAGCTTGAACAGAGACACTCATAGTGGACGTTTTGCAGAGAGCTCTTGTGAAACAAGGCGCTTTTTTGAAGCTGAAAAACGGACACGAAGTGCCAGAGGTCGCTGATGACAAACGCTTTTTGCCTCTTTAGCCTGGCCTTATGTTGAATGGGCCTTGGACAGATGAAGAGAACGACCTGATCGTCGCGGATTACTTCGCGATGCTGGCCGACGACATCGCCGGGCGCCGCTACAGCAAGACCGAGCATCGCCGGACGCTCCTGCCGCTGCTCAACGAGCGTTCGGAAGGATCGATCGAGTTCAAGCACCAGAACATCAGTGCGGTACTGAAAGGGCTCGGCGAGGAATGGATCCCTGGCTACAAGCCGGCGTTCAATTTCCAGATGACACTGGTCGATGCGGTGGCGCGCTGGCTCGCGTTTCATCCTGCCTGGCTCGGCCGGGTGCCAGACACGCAGCCGACCACCGACCTACAGGAGGCCGTGCAGCTCCGGATCGACCCGCCGCCGACGCTGAGCAATCAGCCACCGCCGCAAGAGCTGGAGCAGATGCTGCACATTGCCCGCAAATTCAATGTCGCAGGTCGGGACGAGCGCAACCGAGCGCTCGGTCGAGCGGGCGAGGAACGTGTGCTGGCGCATGAGCGGGCTTCGCTTCAGGCTGTGGGGCGCGAGGATCTGGCGCAGAAGGTACGTTGGGTGTCGGAAGAGGACGGTGACGGCGCAGGCTATGATATCGAGAGCTTTGCTCCGGATGGGCAGTCGCGCCTGATCGAGGTGAAGACGACGAACGGATGGGAGCGCACGCCCTTCCTGATCACTCGTAATGAACTGGCCGTGGCCGAGGAACGCCGGTCAGAATGGCGCCTGCTCCGGCTCTGGAACTTCTCGCGCGAGCCGAAGGCGTTCGAACTACACCCGCCACTTGATGCCCATATCGCTCTGACCGCGACGACGTTTCAGGCGAGCTTCCATTGAACTATCGGAACAACTCGGACTCGTTCGTCTACCTCGGCGATAGCCTCGCCCGACGCTCCTCTTCGTCGACGATATTTTTGACGATCTCATAGTTCATCGGTGCATTGCTGATTCGCGCTACCTCCGCCGCCACCTTCGCCCAATGCATGAAGGCCCGGCCATCACCGGCAAAGCGGGCACGAGCTGCAGCTCGTTGCGCATCATAGTAGGCAGTAACAGGGTCTCGCTCGATCAGCTGACGGGCATCATGCTGGAAAAGGCGCCTCAGTTGCTGCCGCCTTTCAATCCATTCCAGAACGGCGGACAATACGCCCATGATTCTTCGCCCCGCCCTAATTCCGTTTATTACCGTTATAATGCTTGCTGGCCCGACTGTTGCCGCGCCAGCTGCGATAATAACAGGCATCGCGAAAATTTCCGATGGCGACACCATATCGATAGAGGGCACGAGGATCCGGCTGAACGGCATCGATGCTCCAGAGACTGACCAGGTTTGCATCGACAAGGCCGACAACACCTACGCTTGCGGGATCGTCGCTCGCGATGCGCTGACCGAGCTTGTCCAAGGTCGCTCGGTTACCTGCAGGGGTAACGATATCGATCGCTATGATCGGCATATCATGACTTGTTTTGTTGGCGAGGCCGATATCAATGCGGCGATGGTACGCGGCGGCTGGGCGCTCGCTTTCAGGCGCTACTCAGACGCTTATGTTGGTGAGGAACAGCTCGCACGCACCCAGCAAGTTGGCCTGTGGTCTGGCGCGTTCATTGCACCGTGGGATTGGCGCCAACGCGGTCCGCAGACCGAGATTCTCGGTGCCTTGTCGGTACCGATCAATGCGCAGCAGCAACTCTTGCCGCAACCGGTAGCATCTGAGAGTCCGATTACGGGCTGCCGGATCAAGGGCAATATCAGTGGCAATGGCACACGAATATATCATGTGCCGGGACAGCAAGACTACGACAAGACCAGGATCACGGAGAGCAAGGGTGAACGCTGGTTCTGCACCGAGGACGAAGCGCAGGCCGCTGGCTGGCGCCGGGCTCGGAACTGATCCACGCGAGAGATCAGGCTGAACCGAACACGGCCTCCATCTGCTCTGCCCACGGCAATTCAGCGACGGAGATCAGATCGTTGAGCGACAACGCCGGTGGAATGCGATGGATCAAAATTTTTTCCAGCACTTCAGGGGCGAGATAAGCCAGCCGCATCATGCGGCTGACAAAGCGGTCCGTAACTCTTTCGACGGTGGCAATGTCCTGCAATGTCGATGCTTCGCCGCGCTCGAGCCTGCGCCGCCAGCTCCATGCGCGGGCGACGGCGCGAAGCACATGTGCATCCTGTACTCGCGCCTCTGTTGGTCCATGGTCCGCCGGCGGCAGAATCTTCGGGCGACCATTCTTCTGTCGCACGACAAGCGGAATGACAACGCGGATCGTCTTCTCCGTCATGCTGCGTCCTTTCGTGCCTGCGGTGCCATCATCTGACGCGCCAGCGAGCCGATACCGTCATGACGCAGATCAACGACAAGGCCAGCGGCGCCCACGGTGACGCGCGCCACTAGAAGCTGGACGATGCGCGCCTGTTCGGCCGGAAACAGCGACGCCCACAAAGCATCGAACTCGCCGAGCGCGGCAATGACTGCCTTCTCGTCGACGTCCGGCATGTCGGCTTGCAGGGCGGCGAGTGCCTGCGCCCCGATCTCGGGCGTCGCGATCATGCGGCGGATTTCGCCGATGACGGCGTCCTCGACCATGCCGGCGGGCAGACGTTGTGGTCCGGCCGCATCCGTCGTCCGGTTCCGGATAAGGTCCATTGAGGTGTAGTAACGATAGAGCTTGCTTCCCTTCTTCGTCGCCGTCGGCGTCATTGCCGCGCCGGTGTCGGTGAAGATCAGTCCCTTGAGCAGTGCCGGCGTCTGCGAGCGCGTATTGGCGGCACGTTTGCGGGGACTCTCCTGCAGGATGGCATGGACTTTGTCCCACAGCGCGCGTTCGACGATCGGCTCATGCTCACCGGGATAGCTCGTGCCCTTGTGCACCGCCTCGCCGATATAGACCCGGTTGTTGAGGAGCTTGTAGAGAAAGCCCTTGTCGATCGGCTTGCCGCGCCGCGTGCGCACGCCCTCGGCGGCAAGGGTTCTGGCCAGCACCGTGGCCGAGCCAATGGTAACAAAACGTTCGAAGATCATGCGGACCGTGGCGGCTTCGGCCTCCTCGATCAGCAGCTTGCGGTTCTCGACCCGATAGCCGAGCGGCACGAAGCCGCCCATCCACATACCCCGCTTGCGCGAGGCAGCAATCTTGTCGCGGATGCGTTCGCCGATCACCTCTCGCTCGAACTGGGCGAAGGAGAGCAGGATGTTGAGCGTCAGCCGCCCCATCGAGGTCGTGGTGTTGAACGACTGGGTGACCGACACGAAGGTCACCTGATTGCGGTCAAAGATTTCCACCAGCTTGGCGAAATCCATCAGCGACCGGCTCAGGCGGTCGATCTTGTAGACAACGATGACGTCGATCAGTCCGGCCTCGACATCGGCCAGCAGCCGCTGCAGCGCTGGCCGCTCCAGCGTGCCGCCAGAATGACCGCCATCGTCATAGCGTTCGCGGATGGCGGCAAACCCCTCCGAACGCTGGCTGGCGATATAGGCCTCGCAGGATTCGCGCTGGGCATCGAGCGAGTTGAATTCCATGTGGAGCCCTTCCTCGCTCGACTTGCGGGTGTAGATGGCGCAACGCAAACGGCGCTGAACGGGAGCGGCAGTTTCCTGATGATGGCTCATCGGTCGTCCCTCCTCGCTTCGCGGAGGCCGAAGAAGCGGTAGCCGTTCCATTGCGTACCGGTGATCGCGCGCGCTGCCGCCGACAGCGACCTGAACCGGCGGCCCTGCCAATCGAACCCGTCCTTCATCACGGTGACGGTGTGTTCGATGCCATCCCATTCGCGGACCAGCCGCGTGCCGATGACCGGATTGCGCGGATCGGCAATTATCGCCTTGCGATCGGAATTGCCGTCGATCTCGTCGGCCAGCAGGTCCAACATCTTGCGGGTCTCACGCGAAAGCCCGCCAAGGGCCAGTTCCTGGATGCGCCAGGAGAGCCGCATCTCGAGATAGCCGCGGCTGTTGTTCGGCGCCGGGCTGGCGAACAGAGCCTCCCACTTGGCTTTCAGCTCCTTGACCGACATGCGCTTCAGTGCCGCCAGCCTGGCCAGCACCGGCGTGTTTTTCGCGGCGTTCTCATGCTGCTGGTTGTGTTTTGGCTCAGCCCGTTTCGTCGTTTCCGACATCATTGCCCTCCAACTCGGTTGCTCAGTTTGCGACGACCAACACGGCGTTTGAGGGCGAGAATGTCGAATGAACTGTCTCTGCCGGCGGCAGATAAATGCCTGGACTGTTCGGGCAGAACTCGCCTGAGCCCGGCGGCGAGAATCCGGCCGAGTTCGGCAAGCCGCTCATCGCTCGTCATGCGCTCAGGCGACAAGGGGTTCGGGGCGGAGGAGATGTCGTGCATGAGACCGTTCGCAATCGATGATGATGAGCAAACGGTAGGCGTAAAATCAGGAAAGGCAAGAAATTTCAAATACTTGTCTGGTTACCGCGAAATCATTCGAACTCGTTCCAAGACTGCGGTGTTCGATTGATCTTCAGCGGTGCGCGCGCGGCAATCTTCAGACACTCACCAGCAGGCGACGTTTCGACGCCGTAAGTCCTCACTACTCTAGTCGGCTGGTCTAGAAACCGAGATGAAGTCCAGGTCAACCTCTTGGCTGTCCAGCCACTGTCCGGCTGTCATTTCGTCCACGCTCATGAGCGTGAAAGGTGGGTCCTCGGGACGGTAGCCTTTCGGCCATTCGATCTTGTCCATTAGGTCCTTGAGCACCTTGGTCATGATCTGCCTGTCCACCAGTCGGCGGGAAGGAGTGTCGAGAATGAACCTGAAGCCGACAGAAATATCGTCGGAGTCCCACGACGGAGCGGCCGCGGCGCGTATGGACGCTATGGACGCGTAGGTCTTGCCCTGCTCGGATTCTTTTCCGTGTGACTTGGAGATGCGGCTCCTCAGGCCAGCCAACACCCCCCCTGCAAATGCGTCAGGGAAAGCGAACCTGCCATATTTCCTGGTGATGGCATTGGCGAACCGGATTCTTCCAGAGTCGCTGGTCAGGCCGACCTTCCTGCCGAGCGTGGCAAGCACGGACTTGTGGATCGTCGTAGACTGGCCGAGGTCCACGAGCACGTTCTCTGCAGGGGGGGATTCGAGCAGAGCGAAAGCCGGCGTAGTCCCCCGAAGCGCGTTGACGAGGCGGGCCGCGTCGATCTCAACCAACGGAGCGACGACGACCCATTCTTTACCGGGTCCCCAGTTCACGATGTCGCATGTCTGGCTGATTACGGCGAGACCGACCGCGTCCCCGGCGCTCGGCACCATTTCGCCGCCCTCGATCTCGCGTACGACGACGACGTGCGCGATATCAAGCGTGTAGTCCCCCTGCCGCCACTCGCGCAGATGCTCAGCCCATTCCGGGGTTTCGGCTTCTGCATCGGATGTCATGTGGCGAGGTTATCCCTTTTTCAGCCTGAGACGCTTGAACTTTTGCGGCTTAGCTCGAACGACTACGTCATCGCTGGAATAGGCCGACGCTACAAGCCGGTCGTACCAGTGATCACCGCTGGGGACAGGCAGCCGATCAACCATCCTCCAGCCGGCATCAGACCTGCCGGGGCCAGGTCCAGCTGCAGCCCTCACATCTTCGAAGTGGCCTTGGGACAGGAGTTCTGAGAAGGTCATCCCACCGTAAGCCGTATCAAGCAGCGCCCTGTTCTCCTCGGCATTGCCTCGGTCGATGAACTTCACCGTTGCATGGAGCTTCGCTAGGTGGTCACGGTTGCCCCCCGAAATCGCCCCCCCAAGGCTCCACCTATGCAGTGCCTGACGCGTGCAGCCTAGCAACCCAGCAAGATTGTCCCAGCTGACGCCGGTGAGCCTCTTCAGTTCCGCCAACTGGCCAGGGACATCCATTTCTTGGATCGTGTCAGCTGCCGCGAGCTCAAGCGTCCGGTCAAGAGCGCTTGAGGACGTCTGCCAGAACGACCGGAGGGAGCGAGCGGTTTTCGCCGCGCGGCTGGGCGTGTTGGTGGTGCCTTCCAGGCCATAAGCGGAATGGCTCTGCTCCGGAACGGAACGGAAGTAGCCGTCAATCTCGTACGGATCGAACTCCAGGAACTGCTCTTCGCAGGCCACGGGAAAGAAGGGTGGCGGAAGGTCGACGGCGACCGGGATCATTTCACGGCTCCTCCAAATGCTTCCAGGAACTGCCTTGTCACCGCCCACCGGAAGAAGGAATAGGAGCGGGTAGCCAAGGCGAGTGCCGTCGAACGAATCATGCTAGATTCGTAGCGAACCGGTGAATTCTGGTAGTTCGCGAAAGTGTCGATGTCTAGGAACCATGATGGATCCGAGGCCGGAGGCATGATCTCAGGGTCATGAGTGCCTCGACCCGGCAGTAGACCCCAACGGGCCAGCATCTGGCCCTCCTTGACTTTGCACATGACTTCCGAAATGGCGTGGTCGATCCCTTCCCGGATCGACGAGCCCGCCAGCCCAAGCATCTCGGGCCTGAGCATGCCGTCGAGGGTTGCACCGCCCTTCAGCGGTACACGATCGACATAGCGCATGCCGATACGCGTTACATGCGTAGGCTTCAGGGTCTTGCCCGCACTTTCGATGATCTTTCCCAATCTCTCCGTGAAGTCGGCTCTGGATGTGTACGTCCTCGTCTCAAGGGAGAAGAAGTTCGGCGTAAGGGTCAGCCGCCAAGTTCCTCGCTCGTCGATGAAGCGCCAGACACTCTCGTCCGAGACCGCCACTTTAGCGCCGTGCGCATCGAACTCGATCGCTTTGACCTGCTCATCGGAGATCAGCGGATAGTCTTCACGCACCAGTTCCTGGAATCCGGCGATGAACGACTTCTGCCGGATCGAGATGATCTCTGGGAAACGAACCTGCGAGAGAACTGTGACCAAAGGAGCGGCCGGAAGCGGAATCTCTTCGGGGGCCGCGCCTAGGAGCGGGTCAAAGCTGCTGTCGGTCATTGCGATGGTTCTCCTGTCCCCTAGAGGACGTATACCATTGTCAAATAGAGCGTAAAGCAGAAAGTTCAAAGAGGATGCGCCGAGGGCGTTAACACGATCTTTCGTGGCCCGTATTTTCGCTTTGCGCCGCTATCCATATTGCCGCGCTAGTCACGGTGGTGAAGCTCCGTGGGCGTCGCTGCCAATGGTCGCCGGCCCCATCCTGAACAAGTCTCCGCAACCATGGATCATGGAAGCCGACTCAGATCTCCCGGCCGAACCAGCGGATCCGGCCAATGATCCTGATCTCTTCGGCGGTGCGCTCATAAGGGCTGTAGAACGTGTTGTCCGAGATGATGCGCACCTGCGGCGGCTCCGAGTTCGGGATGTGCTCGAGGCGCTTGGCCACCAGTCCCATGCCGTCGAACAGCACGAAGATGCCGGGCGGTGTCGGCATGCAGCGGGCAAGGTCGACGAGCACGACGTCGCCGTCGTGCAGGGTCGGCATCATGCTGTCGCCCTCCACATGCATGATGCGCAGGTTTGCCGGGTTGGCGCGCAGCCGATGCGTGATCCACGAACTCCTGAAGTGATAGGGTTCGCCGTTTTCCACTTCGTCCGCGACGAGCTTGCCGCCGCCCATCGATGCCGTCACCTCGACCGACGGAATTGCCACAAACGGGTCCGCTTCTTCCTCCAGGGCGGGCTCATCGCCCTCGATCATGCCCTTGCCATGCAGGAGCCAGTTGCGATCGACCTTGATGATCGCGGCCACCTTGTCGAGCTTTTCCAGGTTCGGCCGCTCAGAGCGTCCACGCATGATGTCGTAGACGAAGGACCGGTTGACGCGCGCCTGTTCCGCCACCTCGCGTGCGTTCAGCCCCAGCTGTTCGGCTCGGGCTCTCAGTCTGTCGGCGATGGTGAAGCTCATGGTTTCGTCCGGTATGTGGATTTTGTGGATTAGAGAGGATTGATTCATCCGCGTCAAGCGAATAGAACATAACAGGAACAAAAATCTGCGGAGCGGGTGCGTGGGATGGCGTCGATCGAGAAGGATTATTTCGCACTGGACGAGTTGGAGGAGCGATGGGAGGTGCCGCAGCGCGATCTGGCCTATCTCGCCGAAAACGGCCTGCTGAAGGTCTCCGTCCGCCTGTACGGGGCCCAGCTCGAACATGGCAGCTACGAGGAGATCGACGAGGGCCAGTGGTGCAGCATTCCCGAGAGCCAGGCCCCCTTTCACGGGCTCCAGGATCTGCGCCCCCATGACGCCTACCGCCTGTTTCACGAGGGCGTGCTCCGGATCGATCGCCTCGACGCCCCGAAGGATCGTTACTGCGTCGTGCTACGGCCCGAGGATGGAATCCTGATCCGGAAGGAGGAGCTGGTCGTCCGGCGCGAGGAGCGCGACCGCGCCGAAGCCAAGCACGGACTGGCCGGTACGCGGCGGACGTCCGAAATCGTCTTCGAGCAACGGCATGATTTCAGCGAGATCGTTCTCGGGGAGCGAACCTTCATGCTCGGCCAGATCCAGGCGCAGGTCGTGCGCATCCTTCATGAGGCGGCCATGCGCGGCGTTCCCTGGCAGCATGGCAAGGCGGTGCTGGCCGAAGCCGGCTCTTCCTGCACGCGCCTGTCGGACCTGTTCAAGACACAACCGGAATGGCGCAGATTGATCCAATCCGACCGGCGCGGCCGTTACCGGCTCAATATCCGGTTCTTCTGATCCCCCTCCCTCACGCCCGGTTCCGCCGGGCTTTTTCGTATTTCCATGCCGGCGCATCCCCCTGTCATCCCCTTGCCCATCCCCCTTCATGCGCAAGAAACGGTGATTCCGATCCCCTGATGATCCACTTTCCATCCCGACGACACCATTCTGATCCTCCGCCATCCTCTCCGCAGGTTTTCTCAAGGACCCAAGGAGAACGAGATGGCTACCAGACACCTCTCCCAGATCGAGCTCGCCGCTCGCTGGAACATTTCGCACCGCACGCTGGAACGCTGGCGCTGGACGGGTGAAGGCCCGCAATTCGTCAAGCTCGGCGGCCGCGTCGTCTATCGCCTCGAGGATGTCGAAGCCTACGAGGCCGAGCAGATCCGCCAGAGCACCGCCGGCCACCGCCACCAGGCTACGGCGTGAGGGTGCGGTGATGACGATCTCCAACCACATCACCCTCGATGATCTGCGCAAGATGCAGGTCGGAGAGATCGTCGCCCTGCCGGCCGAGCAGCTTGTCCTCTTGCAGGATGCGGCCAGCGAGGCTCTGCGCAGCACGAAGGCAATCAGCGACTGGCTCGAAAGCGCCATCGCGCTCAAATACACCGATCGCGCCGTGATGGCGCGCATGGAGGCGAGCAAGGACACCGGAACCGTCCGCTTCGATGACGGGGCGGTTACCGTGATCGCCGACCTGCCCAAGCGCGTCGATTGGGACCAAGCACAGCTTGCGCAACTGGTGGAGCGTATCAGCGCCGCCGGTGACGATCCCACCGAATATGTCGACGTCAGCTTCAAGGTAGCCGAGCGCAAATACGCCGCCTGGCCCGAGTCGATCCGCCAGACCTTCGAGCCCGCCCGCACGGTCAGGACCGGCGCACTCAAGGTGAAGCTCGAACTGAACGGGGGTGCCCAATGACGGCCGCACTCCCCATCATCTCAGCCGATCAGCGTCTGGCGGCACCCCGCAGCATCAAGGGTTGCATCTTTGGCAAATCCGGCATCGGCAAGACGTCGCTGTTGTGGACGCTCGACCCCGCCACCACGCTGTTCATGGATCTGGAAGCCGGCGATCTCGCCATCGAGGGTTGGGCCGGCGACACTATCCGTCCCCGGACCTGGGATGAATGCCGCGACTTCGCGGTGTTCATCGGTGGCGCCAATCCGGCGCTGCGTGACGACCAGCCCTATAGCCAGGCGCATTTCGACGCCGTCGTCGCACGTCTCGGCGATTCGGCTCAGCTCGACCGCTACCGGACGGTCTTCGTCGACTCGATCACGGTGGCCGGCCGGCTCTGCTTCCAGTGGGCCAAGGGTCAACCGGAGGCATTCTCCGACAAGACCGGCAAGCCGGACATTCGTGGCGCCTATGGCCTGCATGGCCGCGAGATGATCGCCTGGCTGACCCACCTGCAGCATACGCGCTCGAAGAACATCTGGTTCGTCGGCATTCTCGACGAGAAGCTCGACGACTTCAATCGCAAGCTGTTCGTCCCGCAGATCGACGGTTCGAAGACCGGCCTCGAACTGCCCGGCATCGTCGATGAAGTCATCAGCATGGTCGAGCTGAAGGACGAGGACGGCGCACCCTATCGCGCCTTCGTCTGCCAGACGCTCAATCCCTTCGGCTTTCCGGCCAAGGACCGCTCCGGCCGGCTCGATATGGTCGAGCAGCCCGATCTCGGGCGGCTGATGAACAAGATCCGCAACGCGGCGCGCCAGACTTTCGCGGCCGTATCGACTGCCTCCACCCAAACATCCTCCACCCCAATCCAGGAACAAGGAGCCTGACCCATGTCGGCATGGAACGATTTCAACGACGCGCAGACCAACACCAACCTCATCCCCAAGGGCACGCTGGCCAAGGTGCGGCTGAGCATTCGCCCTGGCGGCTTCGACGACCCTTCGCAGGGCTGGACCGGTGGCTATGCCACCCGCGGCTCGACCGGCGCGGTCTATCTCAATGGTGAGTTCACGGTGCTGGAAGGGCAGTACGCCCGTCGCAAGATCTTCACCCTGATCGGGCTCTACAGCCCCAAGGGTCCGGAATGGGCCAATATGGGGCGCGGCCTGATCCGCGGCATGCTCAATTCGGCCCGCGGCCTTTCCGACAAGGATCAGAGCGAAGCGGCCCAGGCTGCGCGCCGCATCTCCGGCTTTGCCGATCTCGACGGGCTGGAGTTCGTCGCCCGTATCGACGTCAGTACCGACACCAATGGCGACGACAAGAACGAGGTCCGTTCCGCCGTCACCGCCAGCCACAAGGACTACGCCGCCATCATGGGGATGGTCACGGCGACGCCGCAGGCCAACGCTGCGCAGGGCAATGCCTATGCCGCGGCCAGGCAGCATGGCGCAACACCGTCGTCGCGCCCCTCCTGGGCACAATAGCGCGAGGGGCCGACCATGCTGCTTCGTCCTCGCCAGAAACTCTTTGCCGAGCGCTGTGTCGCCGCGCTCGACACCCACGCCAACACGCTGGGCGTGGCTCCGACCGGGGCCGGCAAGACCATCATGTTGTCCGCCGTCGCCGGTAAGATGATCGGCGATAGCGGTGCCAGGGCGGCGGTGCTTGCCCATCGCGACGAGCTGACCGCTCAGAACCGCGAGAAGTTCGCCCGGGTCAATCCTGCGATCACCACCTCGGTCGTCGACGCCAGCGGCAAGTCCTGGGGTGGCCGGGTCACTTTCGCCATGGTCCCGACACTGTCGCGTTCCACCAATCTTGCCAGCATGCCGGCGCTCGACCTGCTCGTCATCGACGAGGCGCACCATGTGACGGCCGACAGCTATCGCCGCATCATCGACCAGGCGCTGAAGCGCAATCCCTCCTGCCGCGTCTTCGGCGTCACCGCCACGCCCAATCGCGGGGACCGCAAGGGGCT